GGAGCATGACCGCTTCGTTCTCGGTGTCACCGCGATGCTCATGGAGAACCAGTCCGGTTACCTCCAGGGCCTGAACGAGGAGACGCGGACGATCAACGTCGGCTCGTTCACCAAGTTCATCTTCCCGGTCCTGCGCCGGGTGTTCCCGAACCTCATCGCCAACGAGATCGTCTCGGTCCAGCCGATGACGGCTCCGGTCGGCGCGGTCTTCTTCCTCGACTACATCTACGGTACGTCGAAGGGTGCGACCACGGCGGGCAACATCTTCCCGCGCGACTTCGACCGCGACTACTCCTCGGAGTACGTCAACGGCGAGCCGCTGGTCACCGGCAACGGCGTCGACTTCGGTGGCGCTGGCGCAGCGCTGACGGCTGTCGCGAGCTTCCAGCCGATGCGTCCGAAGGACACGTCGCGCGGCTACAACGTCATCGTCCGCGAGATCAACGCGACGACGGGCGCGACGGTCCAGGAGGCGGTCGACGACGGGTCCGGCGGGTTCACGGGTGCGGTCGCCTCGGGTACCCTGAACTACTCGAACGGCGCGCTGACGAACTTCAAGTTCACGGCGGCCGTCGGTAACGGCAACCCGGTCAAGGCGTTCTACTACTACGACGGCGAGCTTCAGACCAAGGTCCCCCAGGTCCAGCTCGACGTGAAGAAGGCGCCGGTCGAGGCGCAGCCCCGGCGCCTGAAGGCTCTGTGGTCGTCGGAAGCGGCGGAAGACCTCCGCGCCTTCCACGGCCTCGACGCCGAGACGGAGATCGTCTCGATCGTCGCGCAGGAGATCGCGCTGGAGATCGACCGCGAGATCATCAACGACATCTTCCTCGCCTCGACGGGTACGACCGGCACGTTCGATCGCATCCCGCCGGCCGGCATCCCCGAGATCGACCACCTGCGCAGCATCCTCACGACGCTCGCGACGGTGTCGAACCTCATCCACAAGAAGACGCTCCGCGCTCCGGCGAACTGGATCGTCACCTCGCCCGAGGTGTCGGCCCTGCTCGCGCAGCTCACCACGCACGGTGACTTCCGCGCGGCGTACGTCTCCGGTGGCGACTCGCCGTACGGCCCGGCCGACATGCCGCGCCCGCTCACGCAGCACGGCCAGTTCGGCATCTACAAGGTCGGCACCTTGCAGAACAAGTGGCTGATCTACGAAGATCCGTTCTTCACGCGCGACCGTATGCTCGTCGGCCTCAAGGGCGGCAGCTACCTCGACGCGGGCTACGTCTGGGCGCCGTACGTGCCCCTCCAGGTCACGCCGACGTTCCTCGACCCGAACGACTTCTCGTTCCGCAAGGGCCTCCGTACTCGTTACGCGAAGAAGCTCCTGCGCAGCGAGTTCTACGGGCAGATCACCGTCCAGAACCTCTAGTCGCCGGAGGGCGCTGCCCTCCTGGTGTAGAGTAGGCCCGCTCGATCGAAATCGGGCGGGTTTTCGCGTTTGAGGACCACGTGGTCTTCGGAAGGACAGGACGATGATGCGAGGAGCGGACGTACTTGCAGAGCTGGACGAGCTGGTCAGCGACCCCAAGCCCGTGGTGGTGAAGGTCGAAGAGGTCAAGCTCGAAGCCGGCTCTCCGACGGCAGCCATGCGCGACGAGCGTGGTCCGCTCATGACCGAGGTCGTCGACCGTGTGGTGGGAGGGCTCGACCGGCTCGCCACGAGCCTGGAAACCGCCGTCAAGGCTGTCCACGAGGTCAAAGCCGACCTCCTGGAGATGAAGAAGATCTGGGAGAACCCGGTCGTCGAAGACGACCCTGCCCATCAGGAGGAGAACGATGGCGAAGTTCCAGAAGCGCCCTGACCTCGGCTCCATCTATGTTCCCGGTGTCGGTCGTGTGACCGACGCACGTGTTCTGGAAGGAGACTTCGATCGCTTCGTTCCGTCGCTGCTCGTTCGGATGTCCGACGATGCCGCTCCGGCTCCCACGCGCGCGCCTGCGCCCGTACCCGCGTCCCCGCCTGTGCGCGAGTCCGAGCCGACGCTCACGATGAACGTCAAGGAGCAAGCCACCCTCGTCGACGCGACGAAGCAAGACGCGAATCAGACGCAGGAACTCGATGCGAACACCCTCGCCGAGATGACCTCGTCGGAGCGCGCGGCTGCCCAGCAACAGCAGCGATCTTCGGCTGCGAGCAAGAAGCAGAAGAAGTAACCTCTAAGGAGGATCTATGGCCTCCAACTCGGGGTTGATGAACGAGTCCGAACTGATGCAGTGGATCCTGCGTCGGCTCGGTGCTCCATTTCTCAAGATCGAGTTGACGGAGTTGAACCTCAAGGACGCTGTCGAGCAGGCGCGTCGGTGGTTCGCTGCGAAGAAGGGCGTCCAGAAGACCACGCCGCTTCAGGTGCAGGCCGGTCAGACGGAGTACCAGCTTCCCGACGGCGTCGAGACCGTCGAGGACATCGCGTTCATGACACCCGCGATGGACATCTCGCTGGTGTTCTCTCCGTTCACGCTCATCGACGACAAGGTGCCGTACGACGTGTTCGCGGCCCCGCACTCCATCGGTCTGTACAGCTCGTACACGCAGACCCTTCAGTACGTCGAGATGGCCAAGCGCATCCTCGGCGCCGAGCCTGACTGGCGACAGGAAGGGCGCACGCTCTACATCTTCCCCATCCCCAAGAACTCGTCGACGATCCTTCTCAACTACAAGAGCAGCTCCATCACCATCGAGCAGCTCAACGAGCGCGATCACGACTTGCTCAAGCGGTACGCGCTCGCGTGCGCGAAGGAAGACCTTGGCCGCGTGCGGTCGAAGTACAGCGACTTTCCGACGGCGCAGGGAACCGCGACCCTCGACGGCGAGCGTTTGCTCGAAGAGGCGGCCACTGCCAAGGAGGCGCTCGACGAGGAGTTGGCGCTGTCGAGCTTCCCGATGGGCTTCATGGTGGGCTAGCCGATGGCACAGCAACCTCCCAAGAAGCGCATCCACGGCGAGAACCCGATTCCCGCCGCGCCGCTCGTCAACGAGTTCAACCTCCAGGACGAGGAGCGCTTCCTCTTCGACCTGTGGGCCGTCGAGCACACTCACATCGCCGGGACCGAGATCGACTACTGGTCGCTCAACATTCCCAAGTCGATCAGAGACCCGCTCTACGACGAGCCTGTCGAACGGAAATGGGATGGTCCGTTCAAGATGAAGGGTTGGCTGGAATGGCCGAACGGTACTCCCGAGGCGCGCGAAGAGGGCTTCCGCACCACGTACACCGGGTCTATCTGGCTCGCTCGCAAAGAGTTCGAGGACGCAGGCTGTCCGACGCCCAACGAGGGTGACGTCATTCGCGTCTGGAACAACCCCTTCTATCAGGACTTCGGCGTCGACGGCGAAAACGTTCCCGGGCGCGGTTACTACTTCAACATCGTCAACGTGAATGACGATGGTCACGTGTTCGATCAGTCTACCTTCGTCGGGTTTCGGTGCGACATCGGACGTGCGACGGAGTTCACCCCCGAGCGGAGGCTCATGAACAAATGAAGAAGAACGCGAACCTCATCAAGGAACTCTCCGACCTCCTCGGCGAGGAACAGACGGAAGCGTCCGGCGGTGCCGAGGACGCCATCGTGCAGCACATCGCTCTCGCGGCGCAGGTGGCCGGTGTCGACCTCGACGATGACGAACAGCTCAAGGCGTGCATGAGCAACGTCCGCGACGTCATCACGAAGGACAAGTCGAAGCTGCGCAGCCAGCTCCGTCGCTGGACGTCGGGCAAGGCGCGCGCAGCCGTGAAGGCGACGAAGGCGGCGATGTAGATGGGTCTCGACCTCGCAAAGGTAGGGCTCGCGGTCCAAGGCGGACTCTCCTCCGTCTGTGCGACGTGCACGCGGTACTGGGAGGCGCGCGACAAGCGGCTTCCCGAACCGCAGTGTCTCGCCAAGGACGGCTGCGGCTCACCGCTGCGTGGCGACGACTTCCACGAGTACCTCGGTCCCATCTCTGACTTCGGTCGGTGGTGCTTCGTGTGCGGCGCCGACGCGCACTACGGAGTCCGAGTGCAAGGGCGCAAGCGAGCCATCGGGATGTGCGAACAGCACCTCAAGCTGCTCACCGAGCTGCGTCCGATGGATGCGACCGACGTCGCCATCCGCAACGAGGTCCACAACGGCACGTTCACGATTCCCATCGAGCGGTTGCTCGGTCCGAAGAAGAAGAGCCTCGCAGCGGCCATCTTCGAGGTCGAGTCGTACTACGCCAAGAAGAACGGCACCGAGATCGGATGAAGCAGAGCTTCGAGATCGTCATCCGACCCGATCGGAAGACCCGCCAGCTTCAACTGCTCTCCGCGCAGTGGGATAAGCGCACGGCGCGCTTCCAGAAGCTCATTCCTTACCTCGCGGCCGAGTACGTGCGCCGCGACATGCTTGAACGGATCCCCAAGACCGAGGACATGGCGGCGTATCGTGCCTCCCTCGGCGTCGCGCAGGTGACCGGCGGCCCGAAGGAGATCAACGCCTACGCTCTACGATCCAACATGCGGCATCGCCGGGTCCGCAAGGTTGACGCTCCCAAGACCGTTCTGTATATTCGATCAAAGCGACAACTTCGGCGTGTCAAGCCTGAAGTTCGAGTCCTGGAAAGGTTCAGTCCGTGGACGTTGCAGACACTGCCCTTCATGCCCAAGCGCAACGATGCGCTGGTCATCTCGCGGCGTGTCTCCAAGCAGGAAGCGGACAAGGTTGCCAAGCTGCGGACGGCCGATCGTCCGCAGTGGCGCCACGAGTTGAATCGCCTCGGCAAGCGCGAGGTGAAGAAGGATCGTCGGCTCAAGGTTCCGAAGAAGGCGCACATCGTCCCGGACGTCGCCTTCGAGGCGCTGCGCATGGAGTTTGGGCTCGGAGGGGTGAAACCGAAACCGCATTGGCGTCCGTCGATTCGGAAGTTGATCGCGATCGGGTTCAAATCTATGCTCCGGCGCGACCCGCGTCTGAAGTACACGTTCACGCGTCTGGGCTTCCAAGGTTGGAAGCACTGGCCGCCGAAAACCAAGACGAAGATCCGGCTGGCAGAGGCCAGAAACTACTTGCCCTTCCAGCGTAAACTTGGCATCCGTATCTAGGATCTGATCTGAGGAGGACCGCAAACATGTACGCGATCAACGAGCAAGTCGTCGATCTTCTCACGAAGATCCGTCACAAGGTGGAGATGAAGATGGAGTCGGCCTGGGGACCGGAAGCGGTCGACCAGCCCGATTCGAGCACCGCGAAGAACGCCTTCGCGGGTGATGGCGGTGCGGAGAACCCGACCGACGTCAACGACGCCCTCAACATGTACCTCGTCAACATCGTCGACCGTCTGATGGACGAGTTCGAGATGGGCGAGGACGAGGCTGCGGACTTCATCTTCTCGTGCGCCGACGAGCTGGCCGAAGACGGCGACCTCCCCCCGATGCCGGAAGACGGCGCGGCGGACCAGGAGGTCTCGGTGTGGATGGGTAAGGCCCACACGCTTGGATTCATCGGCTACGTCCTCGGTCGCGCACGCGACTGAAGTTCCACGCCCTGACCATTCAAGGCTCAAGCGTGTTCACCGATGATCGAAGCTCTGCGAGAACGTACCGAAGGGCGAGCCCGGACTGGGTTCGTCAATCTCCGTTCCTTCGATGAAGGAGTGGTGGAGACTCTCGGTGCGGTCATCGACGAGGACACGCAGAACTACTTCTTGAACCTGCCGGTCGTCGAGACTGTCGGGTTCGACCCGCCGGAGTCGTCACCGTTCTATC